TGGAGAAATGGGCCAACGACCCGGAGCTGGAGAAGTACGTCAAGACCGCCCAGGAAAGAATTAAGACCCTGGCGTTCGAGTACCATAACCAGCGCCGCGAAAAGGAGGCGATGCAGCGGGAGCGCGACGAGGCGTTCCGCATCGCCCAGCAGTGGCGGGACAGTTCCAATCAGGCCCAGGTCCACGCGCAAGCCAGGCAGGCCGAGATGCTGGAGGTCCAGCGCGCCAAGGGCGAGAGCACCATCCAGATCGCCCAGCGTGCACTGGCCTCAGCGATCGAAAGCGGCAAGGGCGAAGAGATCGCCAAGGCCCAGACCGATCTTTCCAGGGCCATCGCGCAGCAGGAAAACCTGCCGCCCCGTCCGGCCCAGACCCAGCAGCCGCAGTGGCAACCGCAACCGCAGCAGCCGGTCTATCAGCAACCGCAACCGCAGCCGAACCTGGCGCAGCAGACCGCGCCCGATCCCAAGGCGGTGGAGTGGCTGAAGAAGAACCCCTGGTTCGGCCAGGATGAAGTGATGACAGGTGCGGCCTACGGGCTGCACGAAAAGCTCGTGCGTAATGGGGTACATCCCCAGTCCGACGAGTATTATCAAAAGATTGATGAGGGAATGCACAAGCATTTCCCTGATCTGAATGGCGGGGCGGCTCCTCAAGAGCCTGCTGCACCCCGTCCTTCCATCGTGGCGGCGCCCGCTCGGGGCGAATCGCCACGCAAAGTGCAGCTCACCGCAACGCAGGCGAGGTTGGCCAAACGACTTGGCATCACGCTTGAACAGTATGCGGCGCAACTCATAAAGGAGCAGAAGGCCAATGGTTGATCGCACTGATCGGCAAGCCGAAACGCGGACCGAAGAGGAACGCGCAAAGTCATGGGCTCCGCCCGCAATCCTGCCCGATCCCAACAAACGGGAAGGCTGGGAGCATCGTTGGATCCGCGTTTCCCTTCTGGGAACGCCGGACCCCACCAATGTGTCACAGCGCCTGAGGGAGGGGTGGGAGCCGTGTAAGTCCGAGGACTACCCGGAGATCATGGCTCAAATTCCTGGAACGTTGAAATCCCGGGGTGGCAACCTCGAAATCGGCGGGCTGATGCTCTGCCGCATGGACCACAGAATCTACAAGCAACGCCAGGATTACTACGACCGCCTCGCCCAGCAGCAGCTAGACGGGGTCGATCAGAACTTCATGCGGGAAAACGACCCTCGTATGCCGCTCTTCAGAGAGCGCAGCACGAAGGTCACCTTCGGGCGTCGTTAAGAAGCTAGATCCCACCAACCTTTTGGAGAACCCAAACCATGTCTACCGTTTCCACGCCTTACGGGATGAAGCCCGTAAGTCTGGTCGGTGGTCGTGTCTTCGCTGGTTCCACCCGTATCGTCCCGATCACCGCGTCCTATGGTACCGCCATTGGCTTCGGTGACATCGTGAAGTTGTCGGGCGGTTATATCGTCAAAGACACGGGCACGACCGCCTGTACTCCGCTCGGAATTTTCATGGGCTGCGAGTACATTGATGCCAATACCAGCCAGCTCACGTTCAAGCAGAACTGGACCGCATCCAATGCGGGCACCAGCCCTGTGGCCTACGTCTGCGATGACCCCTATGCCGTCTTTCAGATCCAGGCGGATGGTGCGGTCACCCAGGCCAAGCTCGGCCAGAACGCGACTGTCATACAGGGCGCCGTTAGTGGTGATGGAAATTCCACCAATCAGCTGCACGCCAGCACCATCAACACGACCAACACCTTCCCGCTGCGTATCATCGGGTTCGTGAACGGTCCCTTCTCGGCCGTAGGGGACACCTACACAGACTGCCTGGTTATCTGGAACGCTGGCATGCAGCTGTACCAGAACGCCACCGGCACGGCGTAAGGGGGATAACCAATGGCTATTTCAAGAGCACAACTCTTCAAAGAACTCCTTCCTGGTCTCAACGCCCTCTTCGGGCTCGAGTACAAGGAATACGTTGAGGAGCACAAGGAGATCTACGAGACCGAAACCAGCGAACGTTCCTTTGAAGAGGAACAGAAGCTGTCAGGGTTTACTGCCGCACCTGTCAAAAATGAAGGCGAAGCCATCATTTATGACAATGCGCAGGAAGTCTGGTCGGCCCGCTACAACCACGAGACCATCGCCATGGGTTTCTCCCTCACGGAAGAAGCCATGGAGGACAATCTCTACGACAGCCTGTCTGCCCGCTATACCAAGGCACTCGCCCGCGGCATGGCGTACACCAAGCAGGTGAAGGCGGCGTACCCGCTTAACAACGGGTTCACCTCCTATCAGTCGGGTGATGCGGTAAACCTGTTCAGCGGATCACATACGCTGGCCTCAGGCGCCACCATCTCCAACACCTCCTCCACCAACGCCGACCTGAATGAAGCGGCCCTCGAAGCCGCCATCATCCAGATCGCCGGGTGGACCGATGAACGCGGTCTCTTGATCGCGGCTCGTCCTGAGAAGCTTATCGTCCCACCGAACCTCATGTTCGTTGCGGAACGGCTCCTCAAGACCCAGCTGCGCGTCGGAACCGCGGACAACGACATCAGCGCGATCGTGAGCATGAACTCGGTGCCGGAAGGCTTCCGCGTCAATCACTACCTCACCTCGACGCTGGCGTGGTTCCTCATCACCGATGTCCCCAATGGCATGAAGCACTTCGAGCGCGTCCCGCTCCAGACTTCTTCCGATGGCGACTTTGACACCGGTAACCTTCGGTACAAGGCTCGCGAACGTTATGTGTTCGGCGTGTCCGACTACCTCGGGATCTGGGGTTCGGCAGGTTAATCGAACCGGGCGCGGGGTAACTCCCGCGCCCTTCTTCTTTGGGCTCCATCTGTCCCGGTGGCGCGGATGCCCACCGCACTGAGCTTACAGACTTGCCGGGCAGATTATCTGTAAGGAAAATCAATGGCTACGATTACAAGCCCGACCACGGGCACGCATAACCAGAATGGTTTGTCGTCCTCGGTCCTCACGCTCAACAACGGCGTATTCCCGCTTAACATCCACACCCGCTGGCAGTTCAATCTGGTCGGCACGGAAAGCGGCGCCAACACCGGATCCAACCTCCAGCTTCAGGCGATTGCCGACGATGGCAAGACCATCATCAGCACCCAGACCTGGACCCGCGCCAACGGCCAGACATCCGGGTCCACCCAGACCCTGACCGCGGCTGGTTCCACCCAGGGCGGTGCCACGGCCATCACCAGCTCCAAGGTTATCGTCACTGTCGCGACGACCGTGTCCACGAAGGGTGTGCGTCTTCCAGTCGCCGCCACTGGGCTCGAAGTCGAGGTCGGCAATGCCGCCACCCTTGGTTTCAAGGTATACCCGGCAACGAATGGCAAGATCGGTGCGGCTTCCACCAATGCGGCCGACACCACGCTCGCCGTCAATAAAGTCAACCGGTATGTTGCCGTGAATACAACGCTGTGGATCGTGCAGCGTGGAGCCTAATATCATCGCCCCTGGCGGGGAAATCTCGTCGGGGACGGTCATAGATGACTTCGACTACATCCTGCCGGTCAAGGACGGCACCTGCCATTCCAATATCAGGAACAGCATCCGCCTTGGACTTTATGACGCCGTACCGTACCGGGCGAAGCTTTCGATTATCGCCAACGGCCCCTCGGCGCTTGAGGCCGATCTTAAATCTTTGAGTCCGACCCTGGCCCTGAATGGGTCCATCAGATTGTTCAGCGATCAGGGACTGGCCCCGACATACTGGGCCGGGTGCGATCCGCAAGCCTTGCTCGCGGATTATCTTCCCGACGATCCGCCCAGGGATACGGTCTATTTCGTGGCCTCCAAATGCCACCCGAGCGTGTTCGAGAAGCTCAAGAGCCGCGATGTCCGGTTATGGCACATAGCTGATCACAAGATCAGCCGCCGTCAGCATCTGCCGTTGGCCTGCTCGGTCACCCTGTGTGCCTCCTGGCTGATGCATCGGCTTGGATACAGCGATTTCGAATACTGGGGCTGGGATGGTTGCTTTTCCGGCGATCGGTCACATGCCGGTCCGGGCGGTGACCTCAAGCCTGGCCAGCTCTACATCAACCACGGCGGCAAGAAAGAGGATGGCGTCATCGTGGGTGGAAAGACCTTCGCCACAACCCGCACCTGGGCGGCAGAGGCTTATGCCGCGGAGCAGTTCTTCCAGCTCGCAAAATACTTTGACATCGGTGTCGTGGTGCATGGCGACGGAATGATCGCTGCAGCCAGAGCGGCCACCTTCGGAGAAAGTGAATGACAACCCAAGTCACTGGCATACATCTGACATCTTCAGGCAATGTGCTCACTTCGCCAACCCGCGTCAGGGCAATCCATTATATCGCGGGCGCCACGGCGGGAACCCTGGTGTTCAAGAATGGCGGCTCTTCCGGGACCACCATACTGACGATCGACACCCCGGCCTCGGCTACATTCAGCTGCTATCTGAAGCTTCCTGGGCTTGGGGTTAAGTTCGACACCACTTGTTATTGCGCCATCACCAATGCGGCTGGCGTCACAGTCTTCATCGGGTAGGCCCATGGACCGCGCAAGCATGGGTAACGAAATAAAACAGTCTCCCGCCCGCAAGAAAGGGAGCAAGGGTTTCGGGAATAGATATCAGAAGAACGGATATCCCAAGCTTAATCCCCGGATCCAGATGACCAAGCGCATCCAAGGAGCAAGAGAACGATGAGCTTCAAATCCGTCCAATCGAAGATCGCCAAGAAAGAAGGCGTGTCCAAGAAGTCGGCCGGGGCAATTCTGGCCAATGCAACGCGTCATGCATCCGCTGCCGCGAAGAAAGCCAATCCGAAACTGAAAAGGGTTAAATGACATGGCAAAGCATCACGAAGAAGACGGCTGCATGGCGCACGGCGGTAAGGTCGGCGGCCACGATCATCATCACCATGGCCATGGCAAGGCTGGCCATCATGAGCATCGCCACACTCCGCGCGACCCTGAGAAGCACCAGCACCATGCCGGTCACCATGAGGTTCATAACCATCATGGCCATCCTCACCACAATGAGCACCACAAGGGCATGTCCCATGGCGGCAAGGTGAGCTCGCGGGCCGATGGGATCATCTCCAAGGGCCACACCAAGGGCCGTTTCGTTTAATAAATGACCACATCCGGTACGACCTCTTTCAATCTGGACCTGTCGTCCGCGATTGAGGAGGCGTACGAGCGCGCCGGTCGGAGAATGCAGGGCGGCTACGACTACCGTACCGCCCGCAGATCCATCGACATCATGATGGTGGACTGGGCCAACCGTGGCCTTAACCTCTGGCTGGTCGACCAGCAGTCCTTCAACGTCACGGGCGGGATGAGCCAGTTCACGCTCCCTGCCGACACCATTGACGTGATCGAGTGTGTATGGCGCACCGACGCAGGATCGGAGAACCAGGTCGATCTCACTGTCAACCGGATCTCGGTTTCCGATTACTCCGCCATTCCCAACAAGCTGGACACGGGTTCGCGCCCGCTTCAGTTCTATATCAATAGGCTTGGGCCAGCTCCGGTCATGTATCTCTGGCCGGTGGCTGACGGCTCGCGGGCCGGGCAGATCGCCTACTGGCGGCTGCGGCGCGTCCAGGATGCGGGTGCTCCCGCTACCAACACCATGGACATGCCGTTCCGGTTTCTGGAGGCCTTTGTCGCAGGGCTGGCATTCCATCTTGCAGTCAAGAACCCTCAACTGGCACCGAGGATATCCATGCTCAAACAGATGTACGAAGAAAGCTTCGCGCTGGCCGCAGCTGAAGACAGGGATCGCGCCTCTGTGAGACTGACGCCCTTCATCTATGACCAGGTTTATGGCTGATGCCGGTCGATTATGCAGTCGGCAAACGCGCATTAGCCATATGCGATCGTTGTGGCCGCACCTGTAAGTACAGCGAACTCCAGTACCAGATCTACGATCTCAAGAACCAGCGCATCAAGGTGTGCCCGGATTGCCTGGACCAGGATCAACCTCAGCTCCAGGTCGGACGCGTGCCCACCGACGACCCGCAGGGGCTTTATGAACCGCGCCCGGATACCGGTGTAGGCGGCAACGAAACCACCAATTCGCGCTGGCTCGGATCCTTCAGCCCATGGGTGGCGCAGAACATCTTTCCCCTGAAGATGAAACTTGGGCGCGCGACCCCCAGGGTCAGTCCGCTCAATGGCGTGTCTCCCATAGGTCTTGCTATGGGCAGCATCCTCGGACTGGCCACCACTTCAGCTTCTGCCACAGGCCAGACCGTCAGTCCGGGTGGCTTGTTCATGTCCACCTTTGTCGGGACATCGACCGGGTCGACGGGCAGCGGCACCTTCCTGGCGCCATTGACATTCAACAATCTGGACAGTTCTACGACCTGGGTAGCGCCGACCATCAGTTTCTTCCAGCCGTTCAAGGATGGTGACATCCCTATAGGCGGATCTGCCGTCCTGACGGACAGCAATAACAGCCCGGTCACGGTCCAGATGGACCAGATTGCCACATGGCCGAGCGGTCACATGTCCGGCGCGGTTCTGACAGTTGCGACGACAGAGACCTATACGGTTGGTGCTACAAAGACCTACTCGATCTTTTCCAGCAGCAGCCCGCCCAATACCACCCTTCCTGGCGGCTGGGGCGGAGATCCCAACTCACATGCGCCAGACATCAAGATCAAATATTCCAGCGGCGATGCAGGCGCCAGCACCTACACCGTAAGCCTTCGCTACATTCTGGCCAATTACAGCGCCTACCCTTGGGGAACGTCATCTCCGAAAGGCGGATATCGGACCATCAAGTCAGGCCCGAACTGTGTCGAGTGGCACGCCTGGCAATACATCACCAACGATACCAGCGGCCTTACCCAGGGTTATGTTCGTTGCGACATGTTGGTCAAGGCGCTGTCGCCAACCGGGCCGTACGAAGTCAAGTTTCGCACGATCATGCCCAACATCTGGAACACGA